ATTTAGATTAGCTGTAAAACAAAGAAAACAAACAAATGAAAGAATATTTTTGTAATATAAATGGTGGTCAAGGTTTAGATCATTGGAGTCCTTCAAGTACAGATCAACCTTTGGCTAAGTGGATAAACAATTATGGTTATCATACTGGCAAAGAAAGAGATCAGTTTCTTATGGATTACAGACCAAGATTAGGAAACCTTACCAACAATACAGCTCAAAGATTATTATGTGAGTACAGGTATTTTAAAGATAAAAAAATAAAAATAGAAAACAGAAATTATAATGAAATATATCAACAAGAGTTAGATGATATAAATAAATATGATCCAATAGATGAAAAAGATAAATTCGCTAGGGATAATATAAATGAGTTATCTCATAAAATAATAAAACAAATACAAAAATTATATAAAGAAATATTTAAAGATGAAAAAACTGCTGCTGAAAGATATGTTGCAAGTAGTCCAAAAGAATTATTACATGATATAGTAGGTCGTATAGATTATGAAAGTGATAAAATATTAGAATTAAAAACAAAACCAAGCAAACTTTATAAAAGAAAAAACAAAGATGAATATTATTGGAAACAACAAGAATTAAGTGAAGATTTAATATTTGATGGTTATTGGAAACAGGTTGCTTTTTATTGGAAATGTACTGGTAAAAAACCTTTTTTAGCTTTAGCAAACGAAGATGACTATATAATATTTGATGACACACACGAGAAAATGAAAGCTGATCATTTAGAATATCAGTTTAATTTAATGAAAAATAAAATTTATAGATGGGAACAAATGATTATATATTGCAAAGGCAATCTAGCTGAACTTGCAAAGATAACAGAAGAGCCAGATCTTAATCATTATTTTCACTATAAAAACATCACAGATAAACAAAAACAAATAATAGAACAACTATGGGGGTTAAAAGCATGAAAAAAAATATGGAAATATGGAATGTTTTAAATAAAACAAATCCAAATTTTACTAAACCTTTGCCTGGATATGGTGGTAAAAAATTAACTACTATTGATCCTATGTATCAAATACAAATGATGACAGAAATGTTTGGACCAGTAGGAAAAGGTTGGAAATATAATGTTGAATATAAATATCAAGATGGATTAATATTTGCAGAAGTTTGTGTTCAATATTATCAAGATCATAAGTGGTATGAGTATGGACCAGTATGTTCAGTACAAAATTTATCTAAAAGTAATAACAAACTTGATGATGAAGCACCCAAAAAAGCTATGACAGATGCAATGACAAAAGCATTTAGTCATTTAGGTATGAGTGCTGATGTATTCTTAGGTAAGTTTGATGATAGTAAATATGTTGAAAATTTAGAAAAAGAGTTTGCAACAAAGGTAGTAGAAATTCCAAAGAAAAAACAAAATGGAAAAAAGAATAGTAAACAAAGACATATAAGTCAGTCTACTATAGATCAAATAAAAGCAGACATTGAAAATATTAATGATGCTTATACTCTGCGTGATTTTAAAAAAGATAACCCAGATTTGTTTGATCTTACTAAAATATCAGTCGATTCATATAAATCAATAAGTGATATATATGAAATTCGTTTGATACAACTCAACCAACAAGGAGTAATATAAAATGAGCGATACTAATAATATATACATAAAGCTCGTAAGTAATGAAAAAAGAGAAAGCAAAGACCAACCAATGTTTGTTGCACCACCTAATATTGAGGCACAAAAACAAGGTAAAAATTGGACAAAGGGTACTAAGATAGGTGATACTTGGTATAACCAATGTGCTTTTGAAGAATTTGATGAAGAAGGAAATCCAACAGGGGGAATTACTGTTAGATTAACACCATCAAATACTGGTTCAGCATCTGCAAAGCCGAGAGGACCGCAGTCGTCTTTTGCACCAAACAAGTTTGCAAAAGGTCAAGGATCAGGATATAACAAATCTAACTACAAATATTAATTGTAGTTGAATGGTGTGGCGGAAGTTTTTTTCAGAGCAGCGAATCATGTTGCCTTCCCTTTCTATGGCAATGCTCCCTCTTTATTTGTTTTCTTCTGCCATGCCTTTAAAACAATATGAAAATTACAGACATAGACAAAGAAATTAAGAAGAAAATTGTAGCGGATCGTGAAAAAGAATATGGCGATTACCAATACAATTTTACTATACTTGCAGAGCTATTTAGCTTAATATTAGCACCCAATTTAAAAAAAAAATTAAAGCCATACCAGGTAGGTCAACTCATGATGACACTCAAATTATTCAGAAGTACCAAGGGTTATAAGGCAGATAACTATCACGATCTGTCTATCTATAATGATATGACCTTTGACCTACACAAAAAAGATATAGACAAAAGAGATAAAAATGGTTAAGTATTTAAGAATTAAATCTGGCGAAGCTAACTTTGAGTTGGTTGAAAGATTTGATGATGTAAAGAAAGCTGCTGATCCTAACGCACAAGGAGAGTATGTAGAATGTGAAGTTACTGGAATTAAAATTGACTTCACCAAAGTGAAACAGGAGAAAGATGGAAAAGCTAAAACAGAAGTTCCAAAGGTTGCAGGATCTCCAAAGCAAAAAGCATGAGGCATATCTTGCAGCAATGGCTAAAGCTAACAAGTTAAAAAGAGATAGCTTTAGATTAATTTGGAAAGTTGAAAGAGCTAAAGAAATGTTAATGCGATAAGTATTAACGCAAGGATTGAAAAAAAACAAAAAAAACTATAGGGGTTCTATGACCTTAATAAAACAAGAGTTTCAAAAACATATAAAAAAAATAAACAACAATGATTTTATTTACAAACATAAGATAGCTTTTTATTTATTATCAGAAAGAGAATTTAAACTTTATGAAGAAGGTTTTAAAAAAGGTTTTGAGTTAGCACAACAAAAGATGTCAAATCATATTAATGTAATTAAACAAACACACATACTACCTATCAGCACAGAGAGAAAGATAATTGGTTATCAGTTTAGAAAACCTAGACAATCAGAGATAGACTCTGTGATTAATAAAGTTTGTATTAAGTATGAAGTAAGTAAGAAAGAATTATTTACTAAAACAAGAACCAGAGATATTGTTCGATCAAGAAATATTATTCATAATATATTAAATGAAAAATATAAAATGAGTTTAACAGAGATAGGTAAAATTTTTGGACAAGATCATACAACAGTTTTAAACTCTGTACAAATGAAACAAAGAAGAGAACATTATTGGTATGACAATCAAACAATATGGCAAGAGTTTGACGAACTAACTAAGTCCTAGCATAGTTTGGTTTCTTACCAGTTCTTCCTCTACTCTCAGCAGTTTTCTTTCTTGATACAGCAGCACGTCTTTGACTTGGAGACATGGCTCTAGCTTTTGCAGCAGGTACACACTTAGGATAGTTTCTTCTTTTCTCTCCTTTGCTACGACCACACTTTGGAAAGCCACCACCTTTTTTAGGATTCGCAATGTCTACCCAATTAGCTCTTACCCATGAACGTAAACCTTTTGACATTACTTTCTTTTTTTTCTTGTACCTTTAGGTTTTATTCTACCACTACATACACCAGCAGCGTACATATTTGCATACGCTGATGGATATACTTTAAACTTTCGTTTAGCGGCAGCTTTACCTTTAGCACAAAGTTTAGCCATATCTTTTCTTTCTACTTTTTCTTAACTTTGCAAAGTCAGCTCCTGTGATCCTATCTCTAGGTTCAGCAACACGAGCTATCTTCATTTGTTTTTTACTATATTTTTTTTTACCTTTACCTGGCATTATTTTTTACCTTTCTTTTTTTTCTTATCCATTTTCTTTTTCTTACCCATAGGTTTCTTCATCTTTTTTCCATAGTGTCCTGGCATTGTGCCTCCTTTTTTATGTTACAGTATTTATCAAAACAAGAACCATCTTTACCATCATGGCAAAAGTGCTTCTTTTCTCCATTTATAATCCATCCACCCATAGTATTCAATAGTTCCTTTTTACACCAATTACAATATCCACAGATGAACTCTCTATTTTTATTTTTATTCCAAGTTTTTTTTCTTTGCATTATTTGTTGCAAGAATACAACAGGTGTTGCAAACATACAACAAAATCTGCGACATTATGTAGCCAAATTGGTTATTGAATTAAATATCCAAATCGGTTATTATTAAATTATAAAAATAACTAAGAGGTAAATATGAAAATAAAAATAAAAAAACATTTAGATGAAGATGATTATAAAATTGAATTTGGTAATGAAAAATTTGATTTAATTTACCATAAAAAATATCCTCATTTAGATACTTGGTCCTTGCATAGATATAATCCAGAAAAAAGTAATGGAATATTTATTTGGTATGACCCAGTTTTTTTTAATATT